TTGGCGCTATTACTGAACTTCGCCTGGCAGGTCGCGTACTGTTTGTCACATCCTGCGTAAAGCATAAAAGTGTCACCGGATGCCGGAGATGTCGGGAATGGGCTGAGAAGAGTAAGAACTCCGCCAACCCATGACTTTACAGTTCTTGCTTCACCGTTTGCCGCTCCAGACGTAAAGATTATGCCTCCCTGAGTCCAATATCCCGCTGCTTGGCTTGCCGCTGACCCTGATATCGTGAGGTTTGTGCCGGTGATCGTACTTACGGTTCCTGCTGCAGAATATGAGGATCTCGATAAAGTGCAGGCTCCATCATAAAGCGAATTCTGGCAGGCTGCTTGGTAAACATTCCTTGGTACGTTGACGTTGAGAAGGTCGGTCAAAGAGTTGATCGTAATTGAGGCTCCGTTTCGGCCTGGAGAACCCTTTGCGACGTGTCCGGTGAACCAATTGACGGTTCCGATAACCGAGTGATCCGCGTTGAGAAAAGCCCGATCAACCTTTATCATAGCTCCGTCGAGAACTCCCTGAGTGATTGCCTGCATAAAAGGTATGCCAAGTACCAGCATCGATGATGTCGCATTAACTGTAATGTTCATCGTTGCGACTTCAAGACCGATCGTTTGCCTTAGTCCTTCGCGTGAGAAAATTGCATCGTTGCCTTTGAACGTATGTCCTCCATTTACTACATCGTAATCTGAGCCGGAATAGTAATAATTGGTGTAGGTTACGGACAGGCCGCTTGCCCATGCTGTATTGACCACTGAGAGCGTGTAAAGGTCAACGACGATGAATTGACTATTGGCTAATAAATATGCACTGGTGAGGTTTCCTGTAGGTGTTTTCATTATAATTTGTTGCTGAGTGATCCGTACAATGTCAAACCGCCGTTTGTCCAGTAGTCCTGCATGAGCTGTTGAAAATCCGTTGTGTCGGTGTCGAAACGGCAACGGAAATAGTAATTGCCTGTCCAGATCAACGCCGAGCCATTTGCTGGAGCTGATGAGAATGTCACAACTCCTGTGCTGCTGATTGACGATACCGACCCGCCTGTTATAGTTGGAGTCCCGTTGATGTTCATGACCGGCTCAAGGAAACTTGTTCCTCCCCCGAAATCTCTGGCAAGCTGAAACGTTGTTGTTGAGCCGTTGCCTGTCCCGAACTGCTGAGATGTTGCGAGATTGTCTGTTGTGTCCTCAAACAAAAACGAATCAAATGAGCCCTGTCTGCTGATGAAAAACCCCATGAGCTGTTTAAGCTCATCGAATGGGGATGCTGGAACCTGCACACTCATTTTGTCCCGTAGGAACTCAAAATTAAGCTTGAAACTGTACATTGGTGCGGCCATATAAGCAACACGAGTCTCTCTGCCAGATACCGCCTTTTTGATGATCGTGTTGAATATCGGTGTCTTAATTGTGTCCCATGTAATGCCTGGTAGTGTAGGGAAAATGGCGTTGCTGCTCATCGTTTCAGGTTCCTAATTTGGTGTTTCAAACTGTCCGCCAGCGCCGAGCCGTTGTCCTGGAATAATCTCCTCACTGAATGAGCATCAACCGCATTGACGTGCAGGTGAATATCCCCTCCGCTTGTCGTTGCGCCTGCCGGCGATGAACTCCCGGCCATGCCTCGGATAACATCCGCATACTTTGCAGGTAGGACCATCTCGCTTTGGTGAAGCTGCGTGATGGGGTTTATTCCTGCGGGGATATCGTAGCCACCGGATGCCGATGCGACAGCCAAACCAGACATTACCATAGCCATAGTTGACGCATAGGCTGCGGCTGCCATTTCAGGGCCAACGACAGGGATTCCTGCAACGGATGCGGCTGCCTCTCCCGCTGCTATACCGGCTGATGCCGGTATAGTCATTGCTGCTTCAGCTTTTTTTGTCGCTATACTTGTTGCTGAGGCTGCAGCCTCTCCCGCCGATTGAGCAGGAAGTATTCCAAGTGTAACAGCGAGCTTTGCCAACTCCCCTGCCGTCCATTTTGCTATCATATTCCCGATCATCGTCTCAAACGCGCCTTGTAATCCTTGCCAGACACCAAGCAAAGCGGACCGAAAGTTTTTTGTTCCGACAATAAACCCGCCGATTGACTTCCCGAATCCATCACTAATGGATTTAAAAAGGTCAGTCCATTTCTTGGCCGATTCCTTTACTGTCTCGTCCTCAATTTTCCGCACCGCAAGCCCGTGCGCCTGCGCGAGCTGCAATAACTTGGCGTTATCCTGGCTTACTTTTACAGCATTGTTCGGATTATTCTTATCGAGAGCGATAAGCTTTTCCTGAGCCGCTTGCTCAATCTCAAACTTTCGGTTCTCAAACTCTATGAGCTGTTTTTGGTACTCTGCAAATGACGTTTGATCGAGTTCATACTTTGTTTTTGCAGCTTCTTCATCAAGTGCGAGGCTGCTCATGGCGGCGGCCTGCTCTGCCTTAATGGACTCGTTTGCAAGCCCCTGCGCCGTCTTCCGCTCTTCTTTCTGAATTTCAAGCCGCAACCGCGATATCTTACGAGATATTTCAAGCTTTTCTTTTTCGCTTGTTCCGGCTTGATCAATCGCTGACTGCCAGAATAGTATTTCCTGCTGCTTGCTTAATTCTTGCAGGTCATGAGTTGCGGAGTAGTATACTTTTGCCTCTGCAAGTTGAGCCTCCCATTTCGGGACGTAGCTTTCTTCTGCGCTTCCCCCGCCTTTCCCTGCTTTTTCAGGGGATACAAAGTCGCGGGTTCCTGTCGCGCCAACTTTTGCATCCGGGGTTGTCGCGGTAGGTGCTGAGGGCTTCTGACCGGCACTTGCTAATCTTTTTGCATCTTCAGGACTTGCAGTCATCCAGTCCCATACAGATACTTTTCCCTCTTTCATTTTATTGAACAAGGCTACCGCATTGCCGAAAGCCGCAAACCTATCAACAGTCCATGCTATTTTTTCGCCGATAAACTGAAACGCATTGGCGATACCTGTTTTATTGTTCTCGATAACCTCAGCCATCCGTATTACGGCGTCCCCAATCGCCTTGGTGCCCGCTATCATTTTCGGCATGGCGACTTCCGCTACTCCAACAAATGTTTTTCCAAGTGCGGTTAACCCTGGCATAAGAGCTTCGCCGATATGGCCCATAAGGGTCTCGTTGACATACTTCACCTCGGACATTGCCATCTTATAGCTTTTCGCTTTTGCCATAGCGACATCATCCAGCTCTCGGCCAAATATCCGGGTAAGCTCTGACGCTCTTGCTGTAGTCTGCTCATTGAGCTTGAGCAAAGCATACGCAGATTCTGCTGACCGCCCGAACATTGTCATAGCGGCTTCATTCCGGTCAACCCCGGCTTTGTATGTCATCATTGTTGCCGTGGCGTTCTTCAGCAGGGTTTGCTGGTCAAGCAGCTTGCCGTTTCCGTCACGTGTGACAACCCCCATACTGACAAGACCAGCCTCATTCGTCTTGAGCTGCCGGTTGAACTTCATAGCGATGCCGACATAGTCCTCTGAGGACATGCCGACAAGCTTGAGTTGAGTGTTGAACTTTGAGGCTTCCTCTGAAGTCATTCCGAGACCGTTCATTAGCCGCTTTACCTCTGCCGTCTCATCCTTAAAAGCGTTAATGCTGGCAGAAAAAGCAGCCCCCCCCGCAAGTAGCACTGTTAACCCTGCGAAGAGTCCGGTAAACTTTCCTACAACCCCACCAAGCCCCTCAACGCCGCTTTTTACGCCGTTGACGTGGCCTGTTATAAGGTCTTTAAGCCTGCCGAAAGAGTTTCCTGTTTCAACCTCCATCTTCTTCACGTCCGCCACTACCTTTTGCGTGGACGTGCCCGATGAAGAGTTGAGTTTTTGCAGTTCCGAGATGATCTTCTCAAAATTAGAAGTCATCGCATCACTAACGCGCTTTACGCCTTGTTCGAGGTCTCCCGTATTTGCGCCAAACCCTACATTGACCTGTGTGTCATTATTACCCATTAGCCAAGCATGGTTATGAATTGAGCGATTGCCGCGTCATTTTCTTTGTTGGAGATATTTTTCACGGGCTGTCCTGATTGTCCTGCGGTTTTTGATGGTTCCCATACACCGAAATAAGCAGCCAATTTAGAGACGCTTACATGTAAAGGCGGGAACTTTCCTGTGTAACTATTAAAAGCGTGGAGCCGGGGAAGATCAAATTGGTCTCGCACCGTCTCGATATCCATTCCTGTGCTCATCGAAAGGTGCAAGAACAATTCATCCCAATCTACTTTTTCTCCCCCGGCGGATTTTCCCCCGCGCTTTCTTCCTGTTCTTGCGCTTTCCGAACCAGCCCGCCAATATCCAGTACAGCGTTAAACACATCAAGCATGTTGCTGACATCAAGCAGATCGTTTTTGATGTGCTCATCAGCCATGTCTGGGTAGTTCCGTTTCAGCGAAAGCCCTGCCAGCTTACACACCATTTCAACATTCGGGGACCATGTCGAAACCTCGCCATGCGCACTTTCCAGTACTTCGATGGCACCAAGGGAAAGGGGAGGGATAATCAGCGCCTCCCCGTTACCAAATTCAAACTTCACACCTTTTACCATGCTGTTTTTTCCCTTTGCTTTTTTCCCTGTTATTTATCGCTGAACGAGATTCTGCCTACTTTCTGGTTTGCGTCTGCGTAACCCGTGAAATCAAATTCAGGAATGGCGAAATCATCTAATTTTGTCGCAACACTGAACTTGCTTGACGTGCAAGAGTTCAAAATGATCGTGCCATTTTTGCCGTTATAGTTTATCGAGAACGACACTGAAAATGTCGGCGCATATCCC